CAGATACATACAAGCTAGATACAGATAGATAAGATAGTAGTTAGTTACAGATAAGGACAGAAATACACCCAAATACACATATCAAAAAAGGCTCTGGCATTCTGGCATTCTGGCAAAATGTCACAATCTGGCATTTCGTGCCATTTCTTTAAATAACTTGTTAGATTGTAGACACCAAAAAGCCCCATTTAAGAGGCTTTGGAATAACTTAGTTTAGTTTAAAGATGATCAGCTTGCGAATGAATTACTTGTCTACGAATAAAGCCTTCTGCTTTACCGTTAATCTCAAAGATTGTTAGCGCTTCATCATGCTTATCTTGAATGAATTCTATAGTAGAATTTGCATTGCACCAAGTAGTTGAAACAGTAGCTTTAGCTATTCGCATAGATGAAGCTAAGCTAACATCAGGAGATTGATCGTAAGCGCCAACAATATAACAATAGTCATCCATAATCTTATACTCTTTAGGTTTAGTTTAGTTTCTACTTCTACTGCCAAAGCCGCAATTAAGCGGCAATGACAAACTAACACGAAGTGTTACAAACTTAATAACAATTCATCCTCTTTCTTCTTCATGCTTCCAAGCCGCTTAATAAACCGAGCGCCAAGCAAACTATCTTGCGCAGCAGCTTTAGTAATTACTGCAACCATTGCAATGCAATCAGCTTCTTTAATAAATGTCTTACCACTTGCAAGCGACGCAAACTTAGCCTTATAAGCATTCAACACCATTTCCAGCTTACTGAGCTGTTCTTCAGAAGACTGTTCATTCAGTCCTAGCTTTTCAGCAAATGCAACAGCTAAACTATCCTGAACCTCAGCAACAAACCAAGCTTCTATCTTTTCCTTATTAAGTCTTGCGCCTTGTTCTGATGCTTCCAGCGCTTCGATAATCTTATCAATACTCAAACCATCAACATGGTAATCAATTCCGCCTTGCGAATGATAACCTTTGATTTCCTTATCTTCTACTTCCTGCATCCAAGCTAATACATAAGGCGACAGTTCAGCAATCCTTTCAACAATCAGTTCTTCTGTAAGATGCTTGCAAGGAATACGATAATAAGTATTCTCAGCAGCTTTCTTACCTGTTTTCTTATTAACCTGATACAAGCATTTTACAATCCTAGTTCCAGCAATATCCGCAAGCGGCAACTGTGAATCATAAGGATTAGCTTTACCTAACACTTCTCCAAGCGCTGCAAGCTCTGAGTTCCGGTCAATAGTAGCTTGAGCAGATCCAACAACTACTTGTGCCTGATCAGCAGCAGCAGTTTCTAAGACTTCATTCATTAAGCTATTCATGATATCTATTCCTTTCTATGGTTTAACTAACTAATAGGTTATTAGATTCAAGCATCTATGTGCCGTCTATCCCTATAGCTACCTATATGTCCCTGTATCTGTGTCTAGGGTATATGATAGGTAGCTATCAGTATAGGAGGCTGTAGATATCTACTAGTAGCCTGCCCAGCTATACAGCTTAGTGAAGTTATGAAATACGAGATCAGCTTTATTAGGCTCATCATTTCTGACAACGATTCGATAGCCTTGTGTATCTGTACCTATGGTGCTTATGTGCCAGTCATGTTTAGCGGCCCATTGTGTCTGTCTGTATGTCATGATCGCTTCTCCCTTTTGTTTCATTGATTATAGCACACTATCACCCCCAATATCAAATCTAATCACCCTATCCCTTCCTCTATCGTAAGCTTTTCCACCCCCAGTACCTACCACTACCACCACCCCCAGCACTGCTACTGCTAACACTAATGCGAATCATTCTTACTCTCACTCTCTCCCTCATTCTTACCTGGGGGGTGGAAGCCTTTTTAATAATCGCGCGACGTGTACTCCTAAAGAACTCACTCCTTATTCCTAAACTTTTTTATAGTTACCTATAACTAACAGATACTATAACTAGTAGTTAGTTATAAGCGTATAGGAACCCCGGCTTCCTGTAGTTACCTTTCTTCTTTATACTATCTCTATGACTGACACAAATGCACTTATAGCAGATGTAATAGATACAGTAGATACAGATACCTTAGATCCTATCTTAGCTTCTTTAGGAGGTACAGAGATAGCTACACCCCTAGCTCCTGTAGATCCTAATCCTAGCTCTCATTACTCTACAGGAATTACTTCCTCTACCGAAGACAAAGCTTTACAGCTCTTAGGTAGCGGAATTCCGGGGGAGCAGGTAGCTGCTGCATTAGGTGTAACATCTGCAAGAATCTCTCAGATGCTAGCTGAAGAACATTTCTCTACCCGCGTAGCTGCTCTTAGATACGAAACTTTACAGAAGCATAATAAGCGAGATGGGAAATATGATAGCTTAGAAGATAAGTTATTAGATAAACTAGAGAGACAGATGGGATGCTTAATTAAACCTGAGTCTATCTTAAAAGCTATACAAATAGTTAATGGAGCTAAACGGCGTGGCCAATCAGCTCCGCAGCAAGTCACTAACCAAGAGAATATTGTAAACTTAATACTTCCTTCAGTTATAGTAAAAAAATTCACTACTAATATTAATAATCAAGTCATTAAAGCAGGTGGTCAAGAACTTCTTACCATACCTTCCGGAAACCTTTTAAAGCAGGTAGAGGAGGCCGCTACTGCTAGATTAGAATCTCCGGAGGTACAGGATAATGATTCATAGATATGTACCTAAGACAGCTAAGCCCAGTATCCGTCTGCAAGAGGTAATGGATAAGTTAGCGGATAAGGAGCCAGCAAAACCTAAACCTAGCAGTTATTCTGCGGCAGATATTCTCCGCGCTAAAACTGTATTAGACAGGCTGCTAGCTACTGCTGAGCGGAATGAGGTGTCTTATATAGAGATCCTACCTAAAGAGATAGAGGAAGTCTAAATGGTAGACTATAAGAAAGAAGATCTCTTAGAATCTCTGGGCGGTTTACCTGAGCAGAAAGCAGAACAGCAAGCGGCTCTTCCTAATACCTGCTTACCTGGCTCCACTTCTCAGGAGGCTTTAGAAGCAGCTCAGGTAGATAATCTGCAACAGGTAGGAGTCTCTACAGAAGAGATTCAACAAGCAGCTAAGGCTGATCTTGATTTCTTAGCTGCTCTTATCATGCCTACAGTGTTTAAGTTTTGTTTTCCTCCCGTATATAAAGAAGGTGTGTGGCCTTGGTTGTTAGATTTTGTACATCAAAAACGTACCTTCCCTCAACTAGCTCTTGGTTTACCTCGTGGTTTCGGTAAAACTACATTAATGAAAGTGTTTTTAGTTTATTGTATTTTATTTACAGATCGTAAATTTATAGCTATTATAGCATCTACAGCTAAGAAAGCAGAAAACATTCTATCTGATGTTATGGACGGTTTAGAGGAGCCTAACATCAGAGCTGCGTTCGGAGACTGGAAGTTAGGAGTAGAGAAAGATACACAAACTCTTAAGAAGTTTGGCTTCAGAGGCAGAAATATTATTATAGCCGCAGCAGGCGCTGAAACTGATGTACGAGGTCTTAACATTAAGAATGAGCGTCCTGATGTTATTCTTATGGATGATATCCAATCTAAAGAGTGTGCTAAGAGTCCTGTACAGTCTGAAAATTTAGAGGATTGGTTAGTTAGTACATTAATGAAAGCTAAATCTCCTATGGGTTGTATGTTCTTATTTGTCGCTAACATGTATCCTACAAAACTATCTATATTACGTAAACTTAAATCTAATCCTACTTGGCTTAAGTTTATAGCGGGTGGGATTAATATACATGGTGAATCTCTCTGGGAAGAATTACAACCTATTAAGCAACTTACAGCGGAGTTTGAAAATGATTTGGCTATGGGGCGCCCTGATGTATTCTATTCCGAAGTACTTAATGACGAGAACATATCAGCTAATAATCTCATCGACCTCTCTAAGTTACCAGCTGTTCCCCATGCTGATGGAGATATTCCTGGGGGTAACTTTATTATCATTGATCCTGCAACGGATAAGTTGGGATCTGATGCTGTCTCTGTTGGTTACTTTGAGATCCATGATGCTAAGCCTATAATGATGGAGATGGAAGAGGGGCGATTCTCTCCTGGAGAGACTATTCGCAAAGCTCTTACATTTGCTCTCACTCACAACTGTCGTTTAATAGCTTGTGAAGCTAATGCTTATCAGTACTCTCTTCTTTACTGGTTTGACTTCATCTGTGAACAGATGGGTATACAAGGTATAGAAGCTGTACCTATCTATTCTGGTTCCCGTGCTAAGAATGCTAGGATACTGGAGATGTTTAAGGCTTATGCAGCCGGAGAATTCTTTGTACATAACGCTTGTCGCTTAGAAGTACATATGCAGATTACTCAGTTTAATCCAATGAAGCGAGATAATACTGACGGTCTGTTAGATTTACTTACATATGCCCCTAGAGTAGTACAAGAATTCGGGGAGTATGTTATCTCAGGTAATATTATAGAAACTCAGGAATTCGATGCATTAGAAGTACCTGACTTTAACTCTTGTTTTTAAATAGGATTCCTCCATGGTAGCTTCTAGTGTAGTACCTTTAACTAAGAACTCTCAAGCAGCCTTTATAGAGTACTATAGAAGTTTACAAGCTATGCTTAATACTTCTCGTGGAGAGAAGCGTGCTCGCTATGAGAAAGAGGATCGTGCTTATCAGAGAGAGGTAGACCGTTCTGAAGAAGATCAGCGAGCTAAAGCAGCTAATGCAGCAGGGGATACTACTAAGTTTCAGAATATGACTGTTCCTGTAGTAATGCCTCAAGTAGAAGCAGCTGTTACTCATCAAGTATCTGTCTATCTTACAGGTGATCCTATCTTTGGAGTTGTAGCTCCTCCTAGATTTATAGATGAGGCATTACAGCTGCAGTCTATCTTAGAAGATAACGCTATCCGCGGTAGTTGGCCACAAGAACTTATACTTCACTTTCGCGACGGTTTTAAATACAACTTTGCTCCTGTAGAAGTAAGTTGGAAGAGTGAAGTTACTTACTCCGTAGAGACTAACTTAGATGAGAATATTAAAGAAGGACAACCTAAAGAAGTTATCTGGAGTGGTAATACTCTTACTCGCTGGGACCCTTACAACACCTTTATAGATGAGCGGGTAGATCCTTCAAAGCTATATAAGGACGGTGAGTTTGCAGGACGTACGGAGTTTATGACTCGTATTAAGCTTAAGTCTTTTATCGCTGAGCTGCCAGATAAGATCATAGCTAACATTGTACCTGCGTTTGAGTCAGGTCTTGGAGGTACTACAGGCGCTGTAGATGCTGGAGCTATGAATTTCTATGTGCCTCTTATTAACCCTAAAGTATCTGCTGAAGACCTTAAAGGCGGAACTAACTGGCTTAAGTGGGCAGGTATCTCTACAGATAAACGGCTATCCGCTATTGATTATAAAGATTCTTACGAAGTAACTACCTTATACTGTAAGATTCTTCCTGCTGAATTCTCTCTTAATGTACCTAATGGTAACACTCCTCAGATTTATAAGCTTATTATTGTAAATCATCAGCATATTATCTATGCAGAGCTGCAAACTAATGCTCATGGTTATTTACCTGTAATGATTGGACAGCCACTGGAAGATGGTTTAGCCTATCAGACTAAGTCTCTAGCTGATAATGGTATTCCTTTCCAGGAACTAACTACTACCTATATGAACTCTATTATAGCTTCTCGGCGCCGAGCCATTAGTGACCGGCTTCTATATGACCCTTCTCGTATTACTTCCGCACATATTAACTCTGCTAATCCTTCTGCTAAGATTCCAGTACGCCCAGCAGCTTATGGTAAGAATCTAGCAGAGTCTGTATTTCCTTTCCCTTATAGAGAAGATCAGTCTTCTAACTCTATGCAGCAGATTCAAGTACTTCTAGCTATGTCTAACGATCTAGCTGGGCAGAATAAAGCTCAACAAGGCCAGTTTACTAAGGGAAACCGGACGCTTGAAGAGTTTGATACTATCATGCAGAACGCTAACGGGCGTGATCAGTTAGCTTCTATCCTCCTGGAATACCAAGTATTCATGCCTATGAAGCAGATACTTAAAGTTAATACCCTCCAGTTTCAGGGAGGTACTACTATCTATAACCGGGATAAGGATGTAGAAGTAGAGATCGATCCTATAGCTTTAAGAAAGGCAGTAATGGACTTCCGTGTATCTGACGGTTTGCTCCCTAGCGAGAAGATTCTTAATACTTCTGCCTTTGCTACTGGTGTTCAAGCTATTGCTACATCTCCTCAGATTGCTGCAGCTTATAATCTAGCGCCAGCTTTCTCTTACCTAATGAAAACCCAGGGAGCTAGTGAGTTAACTGCATTTGAGAAGTCTCCTGAGCAGATAGCTTTTGAACAAGCAGCTCAGCAGTGGCAGCAGCTAGCATTAACTGCTATAGATAAAGGTATTGACCCTAGTAAGTTACCTCCTCAGCCTTTACCAGCACAGTTTGGTTATGATCCTGCTGCTAATAAACCTACACCAGAAGGAACTACACAGATCCCAGGAGCTAACCCTCCTACAACTCCCCAAGCAGGTGACCAGTAATGGCTATAGCAATAGATAATGAGTTCTCCTCTTATGAACTTACTGATGATGAGGCTATTCAAGGAGCTATATTTACTATAACTCAGAAACAAGTCTTACAGAATCAACTAGCTCTAATAGCAGGAGAGAAGCTGGCATTAGAGTTTGATGTAAATAACCCTAATAAGTTTATTCAAGACGACTCCTATAAAAAAGGTCAGTTAGATATTATTAAGTATCTAATAGACTGCTCTATAGTTGCTGAAGAGCAGCTAAAATTCCAAGCTACTCAACAACCTGAGTAGTATTTAATCCTGTATAAACTAACCCTTAAATAAGTGAGAACTATTATGCCTCCTTTTAATAATCCTTTTGCTAATCTTTTCAGTTCTGCACCTGCAGCAGCTCCTGTTGCTCCTGTAGTACCTGGTGCTCCTCCAGTACAAGCTGCACCTGTACAGCCTCCTGCAGCTGGTCCTACACCTCCTGGTAATATTCCACCTAACGTAGATCCTAATGCACCTCCTGCTCAGCCGGTACCTGTTGTAGATCCTAACGCCCCACCAGTTGTTGAACCCCCTATGGCTGAGTTCGCTAAGCTATGGGATACTCCTACTATAGACCCTAACGCAGCAGCTCCTACTGAGCCAGTTGCATTAACAGCAGAAGCAGTACAGAAAGTAGTAGCTAATGCTAACTTTGCTGGTGGGGTTACTTCTGAAGTTATGGCTACCATAGCAGCAGGAGGAGAGGAAGCACAAAAAGCTATGATGCTGATGCTTAACCAAGCTACTCAGCAAGCAGTAACTCAATCAATTATGGCTAGCAGTAAGCTAAATGAGAAAGCTATTGCTGACGCCCTCGCTAAACAGGAAGCTACACTCCCTGACCTGTTACGTGATCAAGCAGCAAATTCTCATTTAAACGATTTAAATCCTTTATTTTCTAACCCCGCAATAAAACCTGTAATTGATGCGACTAGACAGCAGCTATTACAGAAATTCCCCGGCGATACTCCTGCTCAGACTGCTGAGAAACTACAGAACTTTATTGTAGCTATGGGAGCGCAGTTCGCACCTAAAGAGGTAGTTAACGATAACGCCTCGCAAGAGACCAACTGGGTTGACTTTATGGAAAAAGGTTAATCCAGTAACTGTCTCAAAAACCTCCCCAGCATTACCTGTAGTATCTGTTAGTTTACTTTCTTTCTATCTTAATATATAGGTGTTATTATGTTCTTACGTGCGAACGTTTCTGCTGACGGTAAACTCCTTCAGCCTCTGCGAGCTGGGGATGGCTTTGTAGCTAACCTTGGTGTTAAAAGTTTTGTAGCTGAGACAGACGAAACTATCACTACTGCTGAACTATCTGGAGGTAGTATTCAGCAAGGTACTACTCTTACCAGTGATGTAGTATATACTCTACCTACTGCAGCTCTTATTGCAGCTGAGTTTCCTACTATGGATGTAGATGATTGTTTCATGTTTGAAGTTACCAATGCTCAAGCAGCTGCCTTTGATGTAGTTATCGGAGCAGGTGTAGGTAACACAGCAGTAGGGGCTAATAACTCTCTGTCTGTACCTCCTCAGTCTAGCCGTCTGTTTAAACTTATTAAAACTGCGGCTGCTACTTTCGATCTTTACTAAGACTCTGGCATTCAGCTAGGAAGTTTTTAAATATTAGTTGCCTATAAGGCACAGGAGATTTACTTATGACTATCGGAGTCTTTAATACTAGTAACTTCGCAACTGACCTGGCAGCTAAGTCGTTCGCTGCTATGATCACGCGATTGATGCCTGGCGGTAACGCCCCGTTGTTCGGTCTTACTTCTATGCTTAGTGATGAAACTGCGCTGCAAGTTGAGCATGGTTTCTTCTCTAAGACTATGGTATTTCCCGAACTTAAGATTAATCTGGCGGCAGGTTATCTTGCTGGTGATACTGTTTTTGTCATGGACACTACAGTTAACGCTCTTCCTGGTATGATCATGCGCATTGAGCGTACCGGAGAGAACGTAATCATCAATACAGTTAACAGTGCAACTACTGTATCTGTTACTCGTAGCGTAGGTAGTGTAGCTGCAGCTGCTATCAATGACGATGATGACTTCTATCAGGTAGGTAACGCGTTCGAAGAAAGCTCTAACCGCCCTACTGCTAACAACATCATTCCAGTACGAGTCACTAACCTGACTCAGATCTTCCGTAATACTTGGGCGATCTCTGGCTCTGCGCAGGCTACTCAGGTTATTGCTGGTGACAGTACTGATGCTGAGAACCGTCAGGATGCTGCTGCGTTCCACGCTACTGATATCGAGAAGGCTATCTTCTTTGGTCAGAAGTCGCAAGGTACTCGTAACGGACAGCCTTTCCGTACCATGGACGGTTTGCTTAATATGATCGAAACTCCTGCTAACTATCCTCCTAGTTTTGGCGGCTCTACTAACAGTTTTACTGCTGGTGCCACTACTAACTGGACTCAGTTGGAAGGTTTCCTTAATCCTGTATTTGATCAGGTAACTGATCCTAAGGGAGGTAATGAGCGAGTTCTGTTCTGTGGTGGTGATGCTAAGGTAGTACTTAATAACATCGGTCGCTTGAATGGTACTTACCAGCTGCTTGACGGACAGACTAACTTTGGTCTGCAGTTCTCTACTCTTACTATCTCTCGTGGTAAGTTCCGTATCGTAGAGCACCCTCTGTTTAATACTAACAGCTTCTGGGCTAAGATGGCAGTAGGTGTGGATCTGCCTACCTTCCGTCTTGCTTACCTTGCAGGTCGTAAGACTCAGAACATGGAGTTTAACACTAAAGGCCAACAAGCAGCAGATAACGGTATTGATGCAGTAGGTGGTACTCTTACCACTGAAGTAACAACTGTTATCAAGAACGTTCCTGCTAACGTGGTTATTCGTAACCTAACTGCAGCTGCTACTGGATAAGGGACTCTGCTAAGGACTAGCATTACAAGGAAGTACTTAAGCCCTGTATCTCTGATGAGTGCAGGGCTTTTCCAGTGACAGCATTACCTAATTTATCTCCTCCTAGAAGGTACTCCCATGACAAATCCCCAGACTAATATCCAGGAAGCTAACTCCAAGATCCCTGCTCCTACTCAAGCTGCTCCTTTGCGAGCGCCAGTAAACAAAGCAACAAAAGAAACTAGGTTTCAACATTACATGTCAGCTCTGACTTCTATACAGCTCATCTCCAGTAAAGGTACTAAGATCATTTTTATCAATCATCAGTTTGTTACCTGCGATCCTGATGCTATTGAGTATCTTAATGCAGAGATTGAGCGAGGTCTGCCTGGTATTACTATGGGAGAGCTTATGACTCGGGAAGAAGCTGATCCTATGTCTGCTATTAAAGCTAAGTGGAAAGAAGAACTGCGAGTGGAAATGGTAGAAGAAGCTAAGCAAGCTGCATTAGGTAATGAAAAGGATATGGGCGAGACAGACAAGAATGCTAATATTAACCCTGCCGCTAGTAAGACTGTAGCAGGCGGACAGTAACCAGTAGGATAATAGGAACTTATCATGGCAGATCAAGGTAACTTTTCTTCTTCTGGAGCTATGAATCCTGCAGCTCATGCGGCAGTAGTAACTCCTGCAGACACAGATTTAGTCTTAGGTGATGATGAGTTTACTAGATCTATCTATGTAGGTTCAGGGGGAGACTTAGCTGTTAAGATGGCAGGAGGAGAGATTGTTATTTTCCCTTCTGTTCTATCTGGTAGCTTGCTTCCTTTCCGGGTTAGTCAGGTGAGATCTACTGGCACTACCGCTTCTAGTATTATAGTTGTCTGGTAACGAGGATATCTCTTATGAGATTAGGTTTTTGGGAGTGGTTTAAGGCTTGGCGTAGAGGGGAGCGGATGATTAAAGGAGTGTCTCGCGGTCGCTGCTTTGAAAAGAAAAAGCTAGATATGCCTGAGCCTCCTACAGGCGGAGTAAGAGTCTGCAAGCTTAAACCCACTATTAGTTTAATAGGTATCACCGTTACCAGAAAAGATGGTACAGTAGAGGAGCATAAACCTAATGGCTGATATCTTTACAGATGCCGGGGAAGATTTAGTAGCAGATGTATTAGACGGTACTTCAGCAGCTCCTACTTGGAGAGTAGGCTGGGGAACCGGTGCAGGTACTGCTGCTAAGGGAGATACTACCTTATTTACAGAGGCTGCTGAAGCTCGTGTTAACACTTCACAGAGCCAGCCGTCTTCTAATGTGAACCAGTTCGTAGGTACTATTACCAGTGCCAGTACTCAGACTATTACTAATGCTGGTATCTTAGATGCTGCTAGTGGCGGCAATATGCTACTTAAAAGTGACTTTACTGGGATAGGTTTAGATTCTGGAGATAAGATCGCTTTTACCTTCCAGTTAACTTGGAGCTAGTAGTGCTCAACTTATTTAAGATTCGATCACAGATTAGAGGTGAATGATGATACGCGCATTCATTACCACATGGGAGTTAGTAGGTAATCATATACAGAATCCTATCGTTGAGCAGGGAGAAGCAATTGTATCAGGTCAGTTTACCTGCTCTATGTTCTATCCTGACGCAGATGTTGACGGGATACCAGACGGCACACATGTCTTGATCTTAGTTAAAGGAGCGAATCCTACAATTGAAGATCTTGCTGCGCTGCCAGAAGTAAAGATGCTTCCTAAATACCGATTTTCTAAACCTGTCTCAGAGATACCTACGGGCGTAAAGCAGGTGATAAAAGACTATGTGGTAGCACGAGGAATAGCTCCGTCTTCAGTGTTTGATGGGGTCGAAGTTTATGGTGACTTCCTTAAGAAGTTAGTTAAATCTTTTCAAGTCGGCTTCAAAGGTTTCGGGCGGTGTGAGACTGAATATGATGAAGATTTCGGCTAATGACATTTATTGATAGTTTTACAGAAACCTCTGATACAAATCTAGGAGATCATACTCCCGACACTGGAATATCTTGGATTTTACTGGCAGGGGGTGCAAACGGGGCGATAGTGTTAGCTGCCTCAGATACCCTAAAAGCAAACGGCTCTGGTTCCTTACCACATTGGGGCTGCAACCCAGATCAGGGCGTTGACGCCTATGTACAGGCAAAGTTAAAGACTGTAGTGTCAGGTGATAGCGGGGCGGTAGTCTGTGTCCGTCTTCAGGATGAGGACAACTGGATAGGGTGGGCTGTCCATGGATCTGGTTCCGCCGGGCTTCGACTTAAAAAGGATGTTGCTGGCACGATAACAGACCTTATCTCCTTCCAGTCTAATATAGATTCTGTCTATAGGGTTGAGGCTGATGGAACCCGGATAAGGATTCTAGAGGATGATGTTTACATAGACGATGATGATATCGATGTTACAGAATTTGGGTCTGAGGCGACACAAGGAGTTAGGATCTCCGCTGCGGTAACAGCCGCGTGGATTGATGACTTTGAAGCAGGGCCTTTAGTAGCAGGTGGATCTACTACTCCTAAGA